GACACCTTCGGCCCCTTCTGCCTGTTGGACTTATCAAGTGCCGGAACGGTTGACCAGACTATGCGTGAGGGCATACGGGACGCTTGGCACGATGCGGATATGAACTTCGAGACTTTCGCCACAGACTTACGAGCTTTGCTCACAGGCGGTGAAACGATAGACTTGACATATTGGAAACTCGACGAAGTTCCCTACGGCCAAGAAATAGACACCAACAATGTAATCTTTCGCTATACCAGAACAGTATCAGTGGGCAGCTCCGGCACGGAAACCGCCGAAGGTTCTGCTACATCCGATACTGAGAACTGCACTGGTTTTCCGCTCAAGACGCTGGGCGATAGCTTCAAGGGCAGCGGGTTGTGGATGGATCAAGTACATACAATCGGCTTCGGTGACCATGCTGATTTTAGTTTTGGAGATGGTTCAAATGATAGCCCGATGTCGCTCGTTGTTTGGGCTGATTGGGAAGTACCGATTGCTAATGGATATGTGATTGATAAATACTTCGATGCTGAAAATGAATACTATGTGCGGTTAGAATTAAACGGGAAATTGAAGTTGCGGATGGAAGACGCAAGTGTCAATAAAGCAATAAGTAGATACAGTAGTTCGCCTGTTGATGGTGAATTGCATTGTTGGGTATTCACTTACGCAGGCGATTCTGACGAAACAAATACTCATTTTTACTTGGATGGGGACTTAAATGATGGGGGGGCTTCGAAACAAGCGGGGTATATCGCTATGGAAGCGGGCACTAGTGCACTCCGCATAAATCACCTCATCGGCAGCGGTTCTATCTACAACGCCCAACTCTACAACCGAGAACTCTCGGCTGGTGAAATCCAAGCTCTCTATGCCCAAGGAGCATATGTATAATGGCAGCGAACAGCTACTCAAATAGAGGTATTTATATTCATATCTTTGTCGGGACAGTTATTCCAGAAAGCTGGAAAACTCAATTTCTGGATATGACTGGTGAAGGATTGAATTGGATTGAGCTCAGTGATGGTAGTAAGCTTGTCAAGAACTGTTTCTTGGGTGAGGTAGGTATTAATATTATTCGTGAGATAGTCCATGCCGAGGATAATAACAAGTGTGCTTTGATAGATGTTGCCGAAGCTAGAGAATTAGCAAATACGACAGGAGTGGTATAATGGCCGTGGGAACGTATGCCCTGACAAGCCTGGCCAAGGCCAAGGCCTATCTGCGGCTCTACGGCAATCAGCCGCTGGAGTCAGCCATGAGCGTGATCCATACTGGCGACGGCACGGCAGCTACTGTGGAGGTCACATCTACATCTGTGGTACTCGTCCAGACCGGCGGCACGGGTGCTGGCACGGATACTATCCTGTTCTCGGCGGACGCCACGCTGACCGAGATGGTGGATGCCATCAACGCCCTGACCCGCTCCTATCGGGCGGTGCTTTACGGCAACTCCGCAGCAGCGACTACGGATATGGAGATTACGGCCGCTACTTCCTGCCTAAGCGCTGAGGTTACGCTCAAATATACCAACAACTACCTGATCGAGCAGATAATCGATGCGGCTACCGCCGAAATTGAGAATATCTGCGGCCGGCAGTTCAAGAGCCGCGACTATACTGAAGAGTATGACGGCCAGGGCGGGCAGTACCATTACCCGGATAACTGGCCGGTATCCAAGGTCAGCAGGCTCTCGGTAGGCCGCTTGAATACTCTGGGCGTCTGGTGCAATTCAGGCACAGCCACCTATGCCGATGTCCGTAGCGACGGCACCAACCTGACCCTGACCTATGACGATAGCAGCGGCACGACAACGGCTAATATCGCCTATTCGACTTATACCACCATAACAGCCCTGGCAGCCCAGATAAACGCCACAGCGGGCGGCTGGGCGGCTCTAGGGCTAGGCTATGGCGACTACCTGACTGCCGATATCCTGGACCTACCGGCCAGCTATTCCCTGAACGAATATGCCTACCTGCAGCAGCCCTATCAGTCGGTAAGCGGCTGGCGGTGGGATGCGGATAAAGGCAGGTTGTGGATACCGAGCGGTTTTTCTGCTGGTACGCAAAATATCTGGATAGAATATACCGGCGGCTACAGCACGATCCCCGCAGATGTAGAAGCGGCCTGCCTTGACCTTGTACGCTGGATGTACAACGCTACCAGCCGCGACCCAGCTCTGCAGTCCGAGAAGCTGGGCGACTACGCATGGGCGGCCAAGAGCGGCAGCTCCGGTGGTAGTAGCGGTTTTATGACCGAACTTGAAGCGAGATTGGCCCAGTATAAGCGCATTACCGTTTAGGAGATGCGATGTGCCAGAACACGACCACGAAACCGAGAGAGTGCTTGAGGTGCTCCAATCACCATCGCCGTCTAATAATGGTTCCTACCAAAAGACGGTTTCCCTGGTTGTGGTCCTCATCGCTTTATTCACTTATATGCATCTCCAAATCCAAAGCGTCGGGCAACGGGTGCGGGACGCAAAAGAAGACTTACATCAACTTGAGCAACGCACCCAAGGCAATCTTGAGAGACTTGATACGCAACTACAAACTAAAATTAGTGGGCTGAGGACGGAAGCCGTGGAGAAGATAGGCACGGTATCGATGACATCGAAGCTGGAAACGGAACGGACGCATGCAAGGCTGGCTAAGTTCGACAAGTGGTTATTTATGTGGAACGTACAGTATCCCGCCCTGAATGCCCTGCAGTCGGAACAGATAAAAGCAATGGAGCGTGACTTGTACAGCACGCCGATATTAGTGCCAAAACGGACTGCACCGAGAACGGAGGCAGCTCCGTGAGTATCGAGGCCCTGCTAGTATCGACTGTAGATATACAGACGCCTACGGCAACGCGGGATAACTCCGGCGGCTACGAGGAATCATGGGCCAACTCGATTGTGAATATGCCCTGCCGCATACAGCCGGTCGGTGGTAATGAGGCATTTTCGATGGGCAAGGAAGGGGCTGAGATAAGCCATCGGGTGTACTGTGTGCCCGCGAATATAACGGAGTCTGATAGGATTATATTCGGAAGCCGCACGTTTAGGATTCGAGCGGTGCGTGATACCGATGAGCTGGGTAGGCTGATGGTTATAGACTGCATCGAGGAGTCGAGCTGATGCCGGTACGATGGGAGCCTAATAGATTCCTGACGGAGGTGGAGAAGAAGACGCAGCGTGGGCTCGAGACCGCGGCCCAGTTTCTGGTGCGGCGGATAAAGCTCAGCCTCCGGGGCGGGCAGCCCCCGGGGCCGCCGGGTGGAAAACCGCATAGGCTCACGGGCACCCTTGCCCGGAGCATCGACTACGAGATGGGCGAGCTGCGGGCACGGATAGGCACGGGGCTGGTCTACGGGCGTATTCAGGAGCTTGGTGGTGTCGTCAGGCCGAAATCCGCAAGAGCCCTGGCTATACCGATACACCGGACAGCCAAGAAAGCAGAAGGACCGAAATCCTTCAATAACCTGACGATGATACAACGATCCGGCCGGCCCCCATTGCTGGTTCGCATACGAGGCAAGGCTATGGATGTTATGTATGTTCTTCTGAAACGGGTGAACATCCCCAAGCGGCCTTACTTACGCCCTGCCTTGGATGACCTTGGGAATCGAAAACAGATAGAGAGGCTGGTGGCTCGTGGATGAGCTGATGAAGGCTATCTACGACGAGTTCACCAACGACGCTACGCTGGTGGCCGCCCTTACCGGCGGGCTGTACCAGACGCGAGCTGATCCCAAGACTTCGTTTCCCTACGGGGTATTCGACCTAGTGAGCAACACACCCGGCTGGACGTTTGCCAAGGCCGTAGAGTCGGCCCGGATACAGTTTTCGGTATTCGCGGCGACCAATGCGGAGATCATGGATATCGGCAAGAAACTGATGAGCACCTACGACTTTGCCAGCCTGACCTTCACGGGCTCGGGCTACACGACTGTCGGCCTGGTGCGGGAGAATAACCTGGTTAGCTGGGACGATGGCTATTACCAGTATGTGATCGACTACCGGATGATGATACACGCAACCTAAAAGGAGGATTTGCGATGGCTGTTACGACTGGTGATACGGGAACCGTTACTCTGGTCAATGGGTACGTGGCCAACGTGCGCAACTGGACCCTGAATATCGTTGCCGACGAGCACGATATCACGGACTTCTCCAGCACCACGGCCTGGACGGAGTACATGACCGGGCTTAAGCGATGGTCGGGGAGCTACGAGTGCTTCCTGGATGACACTACTGTGCTGGTACTGCCCGGCTACGGCACGGGCGGCGGCGGTGCGGCCATGGTGCTGACTTCCAGTACGGGCCGGACCTTCAGTGGTGATGCCGTGGTGACTGCTGCGGACGTTACCGTCAATCCAGCAGATCCGAATGTTTGCACCGTCAACTTCAGAGGCACCGGTGCGTTGACCGTAGCATAGCCTCTGCTTGAGAAAGGAGGTGAGCTATGGAAACACGCCCAACTTCTGATAAGAGCGTTCAGCGCGATGCTCCACGTGCGCTCGGACTGTGTACCGACTGCAAGGTGCGGTTCGGCACGGCCCCGGACGGCCTGTGCCGGCGTTGTAGAGAGGCTAAGAAGAAGTAAGGAGAAAGAAATGGCGGTAGAACCGAAGGATATGAGCAGGATCAGCGGAGCCCCAGCGGAGATCACCGGCAAGGACGGCCGGATGCTGAAGTTTTCACCCATCAACCCCGTGAAGGTCTGCGGAGCGTTGGGCAGGCATGTCAAGAGCCAGCGACAGGACAGCTTCATGGAGCTGGTCAAACGCCAGCCCGATATGTCGGCAGACGTGATATCCAGCACGCTGGCCAAGATCGAGGCCCAGCCCTACACCATGCAGACCATGATGGACGAGATGCAGACCTACGAGGGCACCAAGTTCATCCTCTGGCAGTCGCTCAAGCCGCACAGCAACGGCCTGAAGCTCGAGGAGGTCGAGGATCTGGTGCCGGACATGGTGGCCGCCCTGACCATGGTGCTGGGTCTGAGCGGGATAACCGTGGGCGAGGAGGATACGACAAACCCTACGGCAAGCGGCGGCCAGATACAACCAACTGGTGGTTCTTGATTGCGATGATGATTTACTTTTACGGGATGAGCTTCAAGGAAACGCTTGAACTCAGCCTGCCGCAGATGCAGGGTCTGATGGAGGAGATGCCCAAGGTGTTCAAGATGTTCAGTGCCGCTGGTGGTACGGGTGCTGCCAAAGCCCAAGGCCGCAGCAAATATGAAACAATGGGAGCTATGAGGTAGAACGATGGCAAAGATAGCCGAGGCATATGTTGAACTGTTCGCTCGGATGGACAGGCTCAAGAAGGGCATGGCCCGTGCGGGCAATCTGGTCAGGAAGGGTATGGCTAAGATGACCGTAGCGGTCAAGGCCTTTGCTGCTGCAACCCGTACAGCTATGCGGCACGCTCGCATGGCTCTACTGGCCTTTGCCGGGGCTGTCGCTGGGGTATTGTATCTGACCGCACAGCAGGAAAAGGCCGAGGCCAAGCTGGCGGCCGTCATGCGGGCCACGGGTCACGCCGCCGGATTCACTACCGAGCAGATGCTGAAAATGGCGAGCGCCATGCAGCATCTGATAGCCGTGGGGGACGAGGAGATAATCAACGCGCAGGCCCTGATGTCGACCTTCCTGAACATCGGCGGCAAGGTGTTCATCGACGCCATGGAGGCTGCAGCCAACCTCTCGCGGGTATTCGATCAGGACCTCCGGCAATCCGTACTGCAGCTGGGCATCGCCCTGAACGATCCGGTGCTGGGCTATACGAGGCTGCGGCGGGTAGGCGTGAACTTCTCGGCTGTCCAAGTCCAGCAGATCAAAAACTTCGCCGCACTGGGCGATATAGTATCAGCCCAACGAGTAATTCTGAAAGAGCTGGAAACGGAAGTCGGCGGCGTGGCCCGTGCCTACGGCGAGTCGCTGGCTGGGCGGCTGGCTCTGGTCAAGGGTCTGCTGGGCGATCTCGTACAGGCTTTTGGCAAGGCAGTCACTGCAGGCCTGCCGTGGGAGAACCTTCTGGGCCGGATTACTAAAGCAACACAATGGATGGAAGCTAACGGTGAAACAGTAAAGGAAATCGTCTGGGCAATCGGCAAGGCCATGTTGGCTGTTGGGACGGCTGTCGGCAAAGTTTTTCTAACGATAATTACCGCCATATATGACCTCATTACAGCCCTATCAGAGCTGCGAGGTATGTCTAAAGGGATGGGGCCGGGAGAGATGAATGTTGCCGGCCTTCCCGTAGGCGGCGTACAGGCTGAAATAGATCATTACCGCCAGTATATGAATGAGGAAGACGCCCAGCGGGCAGGCCGCAAGCAGTGGGGCAAGCGGATGGAGCGGCGGCTTGAGATGGTGAACCAACGGCAAGCAGCTCCTATCGGCAAGGAGGTTGGCGGCCTGAAAGACGCGCTGCAAGACTTGACCGATACAGCAGGCGATTTCTATTTCCTATGGGAGCAATCGCAGCGTGAAGTCATTGATGACCTATATGGTATGGCGAAGGCAGGCAATGAGGCTGCTGGCAAACAGGCGGCTCTAGCGGCCGCATTCAAGGAAGTACAAAAAAGCCTGCCGGGATTTCAGGAGCGTGGGGCTGGTATCATTGGCAAGTTCTTCGAGTCAATGGGCCGGGGCGATATAGCCAAGAAACTGAGTATCCGCAAGGAGCTGAACGACCAGCTCAAGGCCCTGACGGAATTCGAGGACAAGCTGATCGCGGCTAATATGATGACCGTGCAATGGCGTGGGGAGCTTGTCTTCTTGCGTAAGGCACTGCACGATACGGCTGCTGCTGAACGCTCTGTTATAGAACAGCAAAGGCAGGCTAATACCAGAGCGGTGGCCGCTGGCTTCGCCCAGCGCATTGGTGGCATCGGGCCTATAAAGCTGGACGCTGGTTTCA